GTGTATCACATTTCGCGCACCACCTCTCAAGGATTTAGAGAAAGATACGTATAAGTTGGATGATAAGTGTTATGAGTATAAGACGAAGTCTGTGAAATGTGAGGCGGGGAAGAAGGATGTTAAGCTCAATTAGTCTCGCGTCGCTCTGCTCGTTTCGCCTACGGCTCCACTCGCTCCGCTCCGCTCGGATTCTCGCCTATTCGAGTGTCGCTGATTCGGAACTGGTTTTTCACCCATAATCGCGTCTAATATGTATCTCAACCAATATTGGTATACATATATTTAGTAATATTCCGTTCCATTCATTCCATTCCAATGAGCGACACCACCAGTATTGATGACCTTCCTTTAAGTAGCCAAATGCCGGGTTCGGGCCATCATCACGTGCCTTACGGAGGCAATGGTGGCGGTGGCGGCGGCGGCGGCGGCGCGCCTCTCATCTACTCCCCCAACATCGGTAATGAAGCAATGACCTCTCACGGTCCAACCAACATCCCAGGCAATGTTATGAATGAAGTCCTTCAAGGCGTTCAACGCGCCAGCGCCAACGGGATGACAATGATACCTACGAGAGATATCCCGATGAACCCCGCCGTGTTTACGCACGACGAACAAGCGCGACCCAATTATGTTCCGCAGCCAAAGTCGGTTCATTTCGCGGACGGCGGCGACGGAGCTGACTATATCAAAGACCACGCTTCAATGGAAAGCATCGTCCGCGCCAATGCGCGCCAGTCCAATCAACTCGACACCCTTGAAGCCATTTATTACGACCTTCAAATGCCGATTCTCGTTGGGGTTCTTTATTTTATATTCCAGATGCCCGTTTTCCGCGCGCAACTCCTCCACTTTCTGCCGTCGTTGTTCGGCGAAGACGGAAACTTCAAAATCATCGGTCTCACCGCGACGAGCGCGATGTTCGCAGGGACGTTTTTCGTCATTACCTTGATATTCAAAAAGTTGGGGGAAGGGGTGCGGTGAACGTGAATATTTTTATATTGATATAATACATAATTGTAGTATGGCATTACAAGTAACCTCAGTAGGTGAATATAGCATTTTACCATATCCACCAGAAAGAGGTGTGACTACTTGGGGTGACCCCCACACACAACAAGTAAGTGATGCGTTGAGTGCTCGTACGGCACAACTGACAAAAGAAGCATTACAACGACAAGCAGATAGGTCGTTTGGACAAGGAACCCTATCTTATAATGATAAACAACCAAGTAGACAAGTAACATACGAGGAAAAGGTATTATCAAATAATAATAAATTCAACGATTTATTTAAAGATAATACTATGCACGGAAATATAAAAAATTTTGAAAATCAAGTTTTAAAAAATGACTACCCTGAAGAACAAAATTTTATGAACGGAGTAGGATATTGGGAAGCAGTATTATATAATTTTGTGACCGAAGGTATGAAACCAAAGTATGGGTTTGGTATTAATGCAGGAAAATATCAAGTCGAATTTATGGAGACGCCGATTGGTAAAAATATTGAAAAAAAATTAAAGGGTTATTATAAAAAAGTAAGAATAGACAAAGAAAAACTTGATAAACAATTATTTAATAGTGCAATACAAGATATGGTAGAAGGCATACCCGAATATTGGCGGAATAAGGCATTACAAGAGGGAAGGATAGTAGAACTAGGAGGAGGTAGTAAGAAATTAACTACGCGTAAATACAAGAATAAAAAATTATCATACAGAAGATATAATAAAAACCGAACTACCAAAAACAAGCGTCGTTATTCCAGACGCAAATAACAATCACTTCCGCCTACTTCCGCGCCTTTTTCCGCGTCTTCTTCTTCGCCGCACCCGCCTTCCCGTTCTCATACGGAATATACCGCAGAAACCACTCCTCAAATTCGCGTGATTCACGCTTCCCCTTCAACTCCTCGTATTTCTTCGTCTTTTCGAAACGCATCGTCTCCAACGTTGGTTGCTTTCCATAGCAATTGATGCTGAAACGCCGTAATAAACCGGTCTGCTTCAGCCGATTATGTTGTTGGACGTCAAAGAGAAACTGCGACATACAAAGAATACGAGTGACGTCGTAGTATACGCGGTCAGCGTAAATGAACGCCAAGTAGAAACTCAACATTGTATCAATCGTCGCAATACGGATAGACTCGCCGCCGCCGCCGCCGCGTTTGCCTGCGCCCGCGCCGTTGTCCTCGTGTATCCGTATTGTATTATAACTATGACACGCAAGTGGTTTATACAGAAACGCGATGACCTCATCGCCGATACGAATATCATAATGCTCCGAAATGACTTCACCGACGCCAGCGTGTTTCGTATATTTCACACCGGTATACTTATGCGCGGTGAGTTCGCGGACAACGGCTTCGCAAAGGTCGCGAGGCTCTTCTGAGAGAATATCAAAATCGGGGATTTTCTGGACAATACGGCGCTGGTGTTTTGGCATATATCGCGAATACAGGATATTCGCATACCCGCCGAAAAAGACCGCGCGGTTTTTGATAAAGACATCACGGACAATGTTATAAACATCGGTTTCGGCAAGTTCTTTCTCTCGGTCGCTTTTATACGAAAGACTGGATTTACGCACGGTGTATTCTGGTGATGGGCTGCGGCTTCTGGTGTGGCTGCTCTTGCGGCTACCTTTCACCGTCCCTTGTTCCGATGGACTCGGACTCGGACTCGGTTCCGCGTCTTTATCGATGTCAGTCGCCTTCATTGAATACAATACGAACGTATCATCCTTCCCCAGAAATCTCTCGTAGGTCGCAATCAAACGATACTTATGCGTGAGTTTATCTTCTTCCACTGTATACTTGAAATCACCCAACTCTTCCTCGTGGGATGGCACCGTGTGATACAATCGCTTTAAGTAGGCACCGAGACCGTGATATTTCCGAATCACGGTCATAATGGCTTTGCGTTTCAATGATTTCGCACTGCCGCCACGCTTTACAGACCGCGACTGCGACTGCGACTCCGACTGCGTCCGTCGTGTGCGAGACACCGTAATCTCTCCCGTTTTTCCGTTTTCACCAAATCCACGCTGATACTCTATCTTATCACAGTCATACCCCTTAAGCGGATAATGGGTGTTCAATAACGTCAATCGTTTTTGTACCTTCTCCCAACGAGAAACATCGCCATCCGGACGCGAAAGTTCTAAATACATCGCCATCCGAAGAAAGTCCGGCGGAGCATACCGGATTCCTTTTTTAATAATCGCATCGCGAGAGATTGCTTTGAATAACGCTGGTTCCATCTGCGTAATATCGGCAATTCCCGTGAAGTTCACGAATACCTTATACGTCCCGTGATGAACACCAGATTTGGCTTCTACATCTTCATACCCAGCCTTATAATAAATATCCGCGAGTTCTTTCGCTGCGTCAAGCGCATTGTCGGAGTAAAAATCGTAGTCGGGGAGCTCGATGTCTTTATTGTAAAATTGTGCGTCTTCGGGGAGGATATTATTGATGGCCGTCCCGCCATAACAAACGAGTTTTTTATCCGCAATGAAATCCTCTACGATGGAGATGATTTTCTTCACTTGGGGGTCTTGGATGATAGCGGCGCCCTTCTTCTTTTCAACTAAATCCACGGCGGCACGGAGAATCTCGAGTTCTTTTTCGTCGTAGGACAAGCTGCTGTCATCACGGTCGTTGTTGCCGCGGCGGTGCTTGTGTTTACGCGACATTCAAATACTTTTATTCTGAATAATAAATTATATGATGTTAGTTATCATATGATTAGAAAATACTCTCGTGGCTCGTATTTGCCGCGTCGTTGCGACTCCGCCTCCACTCGCGACAAACACTCGGACAGTCGTCGTCAATCCGGGGGCTCATCTTCTCGGACAGTCGTCGTCAATTTCGGGGCTAGTGTTCGCCTCAACATTCTTATTTTGTATCGGCCGTAGGCGTAATGAATCGTAAATTCGCGAGTGCGTGTGGAGTGTGACCCCCATAGGGGGTCACGACGCAAGAAGTACCTCGCGAATTTACAGGGTCAGTTTAACCCCACCCGCCGCCTCCGCCGGTCTTGACTCCATCGACGCCTTCGGGTTGGGCGGCGCGGGCGGCGCAATCGTAATCGGAACATACCGCAAGTCCTCCGGTTTCAAAATAAACGCATACCCCACCGACGCGAATTTATCCTCATATGCTTTTAATTTTTCATCCCGCGCCTCCTCCTGAAAGCACATCGCCGCGATTTGACACCCCCACGTAAATGGCGCATTGTGCCCGTCGTTGACAGGACGACCCCCTTTATCCGGCACTACCAAACACATATTTTTCTTATTCGCATCTTTAAATGCCTGCGGGTCGCCCACATTTTTCACTCCGAAATATGTATATTTGGAAAGAAACAACGACTTGGAACTCATATTCACGAGTTCAAAGAGATTCGTTTTACGGTAGACTGGGTTCGTGCCATCCACCATCAAAATAACCTTCCCTCTGAAATCCGCGAGATTTTCATTCCCTAAATCCTTCGACTGGTATTCACGACCGTATTTCGGTCCAAGCAGGTTTCGCGCAAGGGTCTTGCTCCCCGCAATAATCTTCGCGAGGTTGTCATACATCGTAATATTCTGTGACATTATTCGCATATGAATAATGAAGGGGTCGTTCGGGTTGGGGCATTTGGACCCCGAAAATACATAACTCCCAAGCACTTCAAATGCGTCTGAAACAGGAATGTGATTGTAAGTCTCCTTATAATTGAACGAGTTCACAGAAGATGACGCAATGACAGGTTGATTTTCCACCGAGAAAACTTCAAAATCGATGAAACGACAACCGCGTGCGATGACATATAAAAACGCATCCATACTCACATTTGAGTTCTTGAATTTATCGGGATTGAACGCATTATATGCGGCTTTGATATAGTAATCACGCAGTTTGAATTTCGACTGGTTATCTTCTAGGCTGATGGATGTAATGTTTTTATCAATGAACTCTTTCATATTCACATCATCGGGGTTCGTCATTCCTTCTTTCTCGGGCGCGGGCGTGGGCGCGGGCGCGGGCGCGGTCCCTCCCGTAAACGAATCCACAGTCATCGCCGCCTTCTTACGCTGATGAACCGTCATTTCTGCCTCCGGCGTATTTACAGTAAAATTCTCAGTAGATAGTATGGGTTCATTCCTGTTTCGTGACGCACGGATAGACTCCGGAATCAGTTTTTCGATATCTGATATAAAGGTCTCGGTCGTAGGCTGCGGAGCCACATTATCCACACGCTTCTTCGCACTCGCAGCGAATCCTTCACGCGCCCATCGCCGCTCATAACACCGCGTCTTAATGAGTTCTGATATCTTCCATAACGCGAACACCAAAATAATCACCCCGATAAAGAGATATTCTACTTGATGTTCTTTCATTATGTATCCGCGTTATAGTATATAATTATATAACGGTTATATTATTTTATACGGTATAATATTATATATAAAGTTATATCAAGGTGTATCTATACTAAAATATCCAGCAGCGCAACATAGAAAATGACAGGCGGATTATTGAATCTCATCGCCACTGGCAACCAAAACGTGATTCTAAACGGTAACCCAAAGAAGTCATTTTTCAAAAGCACCTATCTTAAATATACAAACTTCGGCCTTCAAAAGTTTAGAATTGATTTTGACGGTCAGAAGAAACTGCGTATGACGGAGGAGTCCAAGTTCACATTTTATATGCCGAGATATGCGGAATTACTAATGGATACCTATGTTTGCGTGACACTTCCCTCCATCTGGAGTCCCATCCACCCACCCGCCCGCGCGGAAGATATGTGGGCGCCTTATGAATTCCGCTGGATTGAAAATCTCGGCACCCAACTCGTGAAAGAAATCGTGATTTCAGTCGGTGGGATGACCCTCCAACGCTTCACTGGCAATAATCTGATGGCAATCGTAGAACGCGACCTCGACGCAACGAAGCGCGAATTGTATAACCAAATGACCGGACACGTCCCCGAATTATATAATCCTGGCTGTTCGGGTGCGCGCCTGAATCAATATCCGAACGCGTATCGAACTGGGAGTGCTGCCGGCGCGGAACCCTCGATTCGCGGACGCAAAATCTATATCCCCATCAACGCGTGGTTCACACTTTCGTCGAAAATGGCGTTCCCCCTTGTATGCCTCCAGTATAACCAACT